GCATATCCGTCAGCTGTAACTATTCGAGACGACGAAGGTGCTTTCGATGTAAGTGGTAATAAACTTACCCTTGTACAATCAAATATTGATGCAGCACGTACTACATTGGACAATGAAGCTGCTGCAATAGCATATAAAGGAAAAAGAAAAGCCGAGTATCCTAGCGTGGTCGATCAGCTAGATGACATCTATCATAATGGAATAGATGGATGGAAGGCAACAATTAAAACAACAAAGGATAAGTATCCTAAACCATGAGTACTTTAATAACAACAAACCTGAAGCATACTTCCTCTTCAACTAATAACCTTGTATTGAATTCTAATGGTACCGTTACAGGTGCAGGTAAAATTCTTCAAGTAGTACAGGCAGTTAAAACAGATGCAGAACTAGTTACAACTGGTACGACTTGGGCGGATATTGATGATTTATCAGTCGACATCGAACCAACGCGAGCTTCAAGTAAAATCTTTATAATGGCTGATATAGCTGTAGGTTCTGGTAATTCTTATGATACAAAGATAAGATTATATAGAGGCACCACACATATCTATGTAGGTGCAAATGGCGGGTCTGATTATGTACTCGGTACTAAAAGAGCTCAACCATATTCCAATAACTACGATTATTATAAGTTATCAAACATACCTATTATGTATTTAGATTCACCAACTTATAATCTAGGTGATACTCTTACTTATAAATTAGGAGCATCTTCATATAGTAACATACAAGTTTTTGTCAATAGAACTTCGACATGGACTGCATCAGGTTCAGGTAGTAATTATGACGGTACTTGTGCATCTGCTATAGCAGCTTGGGAGGTAGGAGCATGACAGACATAGAAGCTATAGTAAAAGCATATCCTAATGTTACAAAATGTAATTCAAAAGGTGCTTGGGATAAAGATGGTAAAGCTGTTACTATTGTACAATCAGCTGTAGATACAGCACGTAATACATTAAATACGGAAGCTGCAGCAGTTAAGTATAAAGAAGATAGAATTGGAGTAGCACCTGGTTCTTCACAAGATACAAATTATTTGCCAATCGGAGAACAACTCGATTTACTTTATAAAGATATCGTAGCTGGAACAGTCACCGCAAGTGGTGGATTTGCAACAGCAATAAAAGCTACAAAAGATAAGCATCCTAAGCCTTAATGTCTATTATTCTTCCTCGCCCTATTTTACCTAAAAATCTGGACATCCCTCAGATGTACCTGAGACAGCCTACAGCAGACGTTCCGGCCTTTCGGCCTATAGTTATCCCACCAAGTGATTTGGAGCGTCCTGAGGGCACACAGAAGGCGGAGGAGAAGACTACAGAAGCACCAGCTGCGCCGAAGTTAGAAATACCTATTATAGACATACAAATGCCTCTCCCTACTGCAGAAGTAATGGTTACTGCTGTTACTGCTGCTTTAGGAGCTGTAGCTACAACTACTTTGGCACAACCTTTATTCGAACAAATCAAGAAGTTTGTAACAAAACAACTGAACAAACGCATTGAAACATGGAAGAAAAAACAGAAGGAAAAAGCCTCTTTGATAAAATCAAAGGAAAACGAGGAGAGTTCGAAGAAGAACAAATAGCCCTTCTGTCCACTATGGTCAGATTAGGAGTAGTTGTTTGGGCTGGTTTTATAATAACCCTCAATTACGTTGAGCTACCTGGGAATATTATTAAGAAATCTGGAAGTTCCGATATAACCTTTGTAGCTAGTATTTTTACTGGGGCTTTAGCTAGCTTTGGGCTCAATACAGCGAATTCCAAAGGAAAAGGAACCCCAGTTAACTGCCCTATGGTAAAGAAAAAAGAATGAAGAAATGGCTTTTACTCTTACTTCTAGCATTTCCTGCTAGTGTAAGAGCAGAGTTAGTCACGCCTCAGTTCACCCAAGGCAGTATGAACTCAACCACTACAACGACCCAAGAAATAACGGAGGAGATTACCACCACAACTTACGGGTCTGCATTAAACAAATGGTCAGGAGAAAATATAACCCACACCTCAGCAACTTCTGGCGGTATAGTAGATTCCGATTCGGTATTTACTATACACACAGTTGGCGATCCCTTCTCACTAGAAGTAGTGACAAGAGCAGCCAGCCAAGTACTCGAAGTAACAGAGATAGAAAGAACTATCGAAACCTCTGCTACTACGGTATCATTATCAGTATTCTCGCAATAGGAGTACCAGCATATGCTGAAGAGGGAGAAACCAACAATACTTCAAACCCTGTGGCAGCGGCTACAGGAAATGTTACAAATCAAGCCGTACAATTCCAAAACAATGGGGCTCCGAGTCGTCAAATCATCGGACCAAACATATCTTGTAACGGTGCAACAATGACATTTAGCCCATTTTATATGGGCAATCATACCACCCCATATGATGAAAATATGGAGCAACAGAGCTATACTGTCGCTGAGAACTGGGGTGGCCAGATTAATTTTATGGTACCCCTCGACGGCTCTCTTGTAGAACGCTGTAAAGAAGCGGCTGCAAGACAGATAGCTAAAATGCAACTTGACTACGAATTAGTCAGAGTTAAAAATTGTGCAGAGTTACAGCAGAAAGGATTCATGATACGTCCTAACACACGTGTGTATCATATGTGTAGCGATATCATACCTATAGCTGCATTCAAAAAGGAAGTCGCAGCTGCACAGGCTAAACGGCTCCCACCACCACCACCACCTAAACCATGGTGGCAGAAACTTAACCCCCTAAGCAAATGACACTATTAATCAAGCCTATCCTATTAGCATTTTTAAAATCAGATTCAGTTAAGCAACTTGTAGTAGATCTACTAGAAGCATATGTAAAACGTACTGATAATAAACTTGATGATAAGGCTTTGGAAATTGTAAAAGAAAAACTATTCAGTTAAAAAAATGCCTGTTATTGCAGCTGCCATTATAGGTAAAAAAGTCTATGATGCACATAAGAGACGCAAAAAGTTTAAAGCTGAGAAAGCAGCTTCAAGAAAAAAAGCTCGCGAATGGTTTGAAAAAAACACTCCTAATAGAGATAAACTAAAAGGTAAGAAGCAAACTTTAGAACTAAAAACCTCAAAAAAACCAAATGAAAGACGGTACGGGAAGAGAATTTAATGATGATCTTACTACCTTTTTAGAATGGTATCTGGATGCAGGACAGAGAATTAATACACCGTTAGATAACTCTATACATTTTGTAGAGAATCTAACGTCACTCTGTATTTATAGACATGAGCCTTGGCAAGTTGAGCTTGTTACGGTAAAACCAAACACTTACATCCCTCCACATACCCATCCTAATGTTGATTCTTATGAAGTAGCATTGAGAGGCGTGGAATTCCACTCAAACGGTAGTACCACATTACCTATGTGGTTTGCTAATAAAAAAGCACCAGATTGTAACCTATCAATCGCTCACTATAATGTAGTTCGTGTAACTCCTGATGACGAACATTCTGCTAAAGCAGGACCTACGGGAGGATGCTTCCTGTCTGTTCAGCATTGGTTAAATGGAGTAGCACCATCTGCAGTTGGTATGGATTGGAAAGGTGGTTCATCTATGGGTGAAGGTCATGATACCCAAATAACTTCAACAGAAGAAGCAAATGAAAGCGACGGAAAAGCAGTTTAATGAACTGCATAACCTCGTCACTACTGAATTCCTTAAACGAGTTAAGAGTGGTGAGGCTACTACCCAAGACTTAAAAGCAGCCTGTGACTGGCTTAAAACTAATGATATAAGTGGTGTTGCTCATGATGGTAATCCCTTAGATAAGTTAAATAAAATAATGCCTAAAATAGATCCTGAACTTGTTAATCGGAGGATGTATGGGCGCGTCTAAAGCGTATTACGACTCTCACCCAGGCGCTAAAAAGAAAAAGAATGCATATCAAAAAAAGTATATGCAGACAGATAAAGCTATTGCTATCAGACGTGCTGCTGATAAACATAGGCATAAAGGTTCCGTAGGTGATGGGTTAGATTACTCTCACCGTGATGGTAAGCTTGTTCCTGAAGGTAAGCACCGTAGTAAGGACAAGAAAAAGAAACCCAACAGACGTAAACTTCACATCACTTAATCATGGCATTAAAATCTCGAACTGTTACTATAAAGGGAAAAAAACAAAAACAAAGATGGATAGATGGTAAAGGCTGGGTTAATAGTTATGGCGCACAACCCTGGGCTGCTGTAACGCCAAGCCGTATAGCTTCGAACATTAAAACTAGTCTTAGTGGAAAGGGTAAATCTAAGAGCAAACCTGGTCCTGGTGCTGCTAAGGCTTCCACGCTTCCTAAAACCAAAAATAGGAATAAATTAAACGTCAAATTCGATGAAGGTGTAAAAATAGCAAGTGGTTCTACTAAGTCAAAAACTAAAACTAAGTCTAAAACTAAGTCTAAACCGAAAGATGATGGTGGCAAGGCTGCATGGTTGAAAAAGACTCGTAACTCTCCTGCTGCTAAATCAGGAGCTTTCACTGATGATGAAAGATGGGCTCTCCAACAGAAGCATCGTAAGTCGAAAGCTGATAAAGCTGCAAAATCAGAAGCTAAAAAACATGCTAATAAAGGTAGTGGACGTAAAGGAGATTTTGGTAAAGGTACTTACGGTAAAGGATTACCTAGTAACCCACAACTAAAGACACAAACTACTAAAGATAAGAGAGATCCTAATCGTCATTCTCTTAAAGTAGAGGATAAGAAGAAGAAAGTACCAC